CAACCGACATTATCGCAGCTAATTCATCAAAACGTGAATTAACAGGCGTTATTGTTCCTTTTGGTCAGGTAGGACATACCAATATGGGTGATGTTGTTTTTCAACAAGGCTCATTAAAAATCGGTGAAGGTATTAAACTTTTTACCGAGCACGATATGACTAGACCAATTGGCAAATTATCAAGATACGAAGAAGACGACAAAGGAATTGTCGGAACATTCAAAATCGCAAGAACAAATGCAGGAGACGACGCATTAGCCGAAGCACAAGAAGGTTTACGAACTGGATTTAGCGTAGGCGCAATGATTGATGACTATGTAACCAAAGGTGAACAAGTAATCGTTAACGAAGCAACCCTAAAAGAAGTTTCACACGTCACATTTCCAGCGTTTGGCGAATACGCCCAAATAACCGAAGTAGCTGCAAGCGCAGAAACTTCACAACCAACAGAAAGCGAGGAAACTCTCGTGTCAAACGAAGTTACCCCAGAAGTAGTAGAAGAAGTAGCAAAGGCTGTAGAAGCCCCAGCTGTAGAAGCTGCAGAACGCAACGTTCGCCCAGCAATTTTTACAGCACCAAGAAGCCCAATTGTTTCAAAAGCTTCATACCTAGAACACTCAATCAGAGCAGCTCTTGGTAACGAAGACAGCCGTCAATATGTAATGGCAGCTGACACAACTGGAAACAACTCAGCATTCATTCCAACACCACAATCAACAGAAGTAATTAACGGAATTGCAAACGCTGATAGAGGATTTATAGATTCCCTATCAAAAGGAACCTTGCCAACTGCAGGTATGTCCTTCGAAATTCCAAAAATTACAACTGCGCCTGAAGTTTCAGAAACAGCAGAAGCAGCACCATTTATTGAAACAGATACAGCATCATCATTTGTTCAAGTCGCTGTTAAAAAATTTGGTGGACAACAAACATTCTCAGTAGAATTGTTAGACCGTTCTTCACCAGTATTTTTTGATGAACTTGTACGTCAAATGGAATTTGCTTATGCTAAAGCAACCGACACTTACGTAGCAGCAGAAGTTGCTAACGCTGGTGTACTAAACGCAACAGCACAAAACGAAGATGCAGCAGGTTTAATTGCCTACGTATCTTCAGCAGCTGCAGCAGTTTACAAAGGTTCATTAGGTTTTGCACGTAACCTTGTAGTATCTCCAGAACAATGGGGTAAAATTATGGGTTACGCAGAATCAAACGGACGTCCAATTTACACAGCTTCAAATCCGATGAATGCCGGTGGGTCACTTTCTCCACAAAGCCTCAGAGGTAACGTTGCTGGTTTAGATTTGTACGTTTCACGTTCAAGCATCGGAACTGGTGGAACAGGATTAGGCGACTATTCAATGGTTGTTCTAAACCCTAACGCTTACACCTGGTACGAAAGCCCACGTTTAAGCCTACGCACAAACGTAATTAACACAGGACAAATAGACGTAAACTATTACGGCTATGGTGCACTAGCAACCAAAATTGGTGCTGGCGCAAACTGGTTTAACAAGTCCTGATAAACCACTAAGTCGTGAGGCTACTCTCGCCCCTGTGGGTAGCCTCACCCTAAACGAAAGGAAATGAAATGCCAGTATTAGTAACAGCAGCACAGTTAAGAGCTGTACTTGGTGTTTCATCTTCCCTTTACAATGATGCAGCTCTTGAAGCAATAATTGACACATCAGAAGACGCTATTGGTGATTTTCTTATTCAATGGAAAGTTGGCATAGATAAACACTATTCAGAAAAAGCAACCGAAACAACTATTCACACAACAAGACCACACAAATTTTATGAAACACAAACAGTAGCCATATCAGGTGTTGAAGCACACGTAAATGGCAACAAAACAATTTCAGCAATAGTTGATGATTACACTTTTAGAATTACAACAACAGGCGCACCAATACACACCGATTACAGATTTGTTATACCTAACGGACTTGCAGCTGAAAACGATTTATCACAATACAATGGCAATGCAGCTATAGAAGAAGCCGTTTTACAAATTGCTATTGACGTATTTCAATCAAGACTAGCTGCAGGGGGCACTTCCCAGGCTTTAGATTACACCCCTGGTCCTTATCGTATGGGCAGAACCCTTTTGTACAAAGTTACAGGTTTAATCAGTAAATATATTGACTCTAACAGTCAAGTAGGTTAATTATGCCTTTAAGTACGCTACGTGCAGGTCTTAAAACAGCAATTACAGATAACACAAAATATTCTGCATACGACCACGTACCAGATATTATAATTCCACCAGCAGCTCTTATTTTGGCTGGCGACCCATACCTTGAACCAATATCTATTGGTAACACTAAAAATTGGTACGTAAGACTAACTCTTGAAATAGTCAGCACTACGTATTCAAACCCAAGCGCATTAACAAACTTGGAAGATGATATAGAAACAATCTTGGCACTTATACCGACTAATTGGGTTATACTGTCAGTATCTAGTCCGAGAATTAGGCAGACAAATAGCACAGATTTGCTATCTGCTGAAATCCAACTACAAACAGCCTACACAGGCTAGGAAAGGCAACAATGGCAACAACTATTTTAAGTGGTCGTCAATTAACTTTGAGTGTTAACGGAAATAGCTACTCAGAGCAGATTACTTCTTCTGCTATCAACTTTGATACAGAAAGATTAACTTTTGACACCCTCGCAGGCAAAGCCTACAAATACATTGACTCAAACGTTACACTTGACATTGAGTTTTTGAACGACGCAGGCGCATCACCAAACAGCTTGTACAAAGTATTATGGGACGGCACAGAGTCAGCCCCAGATACTACAATTGCGTTTATTATGACATTAAGAACTGGTGTAACTTTAACTGGTTTGGTATTGCCACAATATCCAAGCGTTACAGCTTCAGGTGGAGACGTACAAACTTGTTCAGTATCATTACAAGTTGTAGGTATACCAACCGAAGACCTAACAGCATAACAACAACAAACAGAACAGGGGCACACAAATGCTTAAACTTAAATTATTATGGGAATTAGAAACAGGTGAGAAGTTTGAAGAATGGACAAGACCAGTTGAACTATCACTTGCAGAAAAAGAACTATATTCAGGCAAGTCAATTGTTAAAATACTTATTGAAGAAAGCACACCAAGTAACACACTTCTTTTATTCTTGGCTCACAAGATTCAACAACGTGTTACAAAAAAAGTCGAGAGCTTTGATTCTTGGAAAAGCAAAGTCACCGATATTACAGCTTCTGATTTTGAGACAGCAAATTTTACCAAGCCCGAAGCGTCGGGCGAGTAGCAGTAGAACTAGCAATAGCAACTGGGATAACACCGGACTATTGGCTCAATGCCGAACCCGAAATATGGGCAACGGCTATAGACATATTGAACGAGCAAGCTAATGGCTAAAGCAATTCAATTAGTTAAAGTTGATAAAGATTACCGAGGTTTACTTCGTGCTTTTAGTAAGATGGATGATATTGCTAAGAATGATATGAAAAAGATTGCTAGCGCGTTGGCTGAAAGAGGTGCTAATTATGCTAAAGGTGCAGCTAGTAGTGCGCCTTATAATGTTAAACAAGCACAAGCCGTTGCTGATTCGATTAAAATATCTAAGTCTGATAAAGCACCAAGTTTTAGTATTGGTGGTAATCGTAAAGTTGGCTCTAGTGCTTTTAGTGCTGGGTATGTGATAATGGGTAATGAATTCGGGTCAAAGCAATACAAACAGTTCCCTAGACGCTCTGGCAAGGGTGGTAAAGAGGGTTGGTGGTTGTATCGTGCTATGTCAAGATTTCAACCTACAATTGCTCAGGAATGGCTTAAAGGTTATGAAAAAATTAGAGACGCTTGGAAAGCAGGTTTATAATGGCTGACATTAGGACACTTAAACTAGCGTTACTTGCTGACACTAAACAATTCATAGATGGACTAGATAAAGCCGATAAAGAAACAAAAAGTTTTAGCAGTAAATTAGGTAGCGCACTTAAAACTGGTGCTTTGGCTTTTGCAGCTCTTGGTGCTGCTGCTGGTGCTGCTGCAATTAAAATTGGTGTAGATGCTGTTAAAGCAGCCATTGAAGATGAGAAAGCCCAAATATCTTTAGCACAAACACTTAAGAACGTAACTAAGGCTACAGACGCTCAAGTTAAAGCCACAGAAGATTATATTGACAAAACAGCACGCGCTACAGGTATAGCAGATGACCAATTACGCCCAAGCCTTGACAGACTTGTTAGGTCAACACAAGACGTTAC